CTGAACCGGTAGTTGCAAAATCGTTGTGGAACGAAAGCGTAATGCTTCCATCCTTCAGGCCACCAACACGAGTGCGGAAACCCGAACCACCGAAAGCCGTGGTCTCAACCTCATTCGAGGTCAAAGAGATAGCGACCGATGCGAGGTGATCGCTAAAGTCAACAGAGTTGATGGTTGTTTTTACATCGGTGAGGACTAGCTTGGCCATAATTGTTTCTCCATTTTTATTCTGCGTAGACCTGAACAGCGAAGTCGGCGGCAAGATATGTTTGTTCACCTAAGTTTAGCGCACCAATCGTGCTCATTTCGGAAAGGCGCACATCAAAAGCCGCGCCACCAAGTTGACGATCAGACTGCACCGCCGTCTTGATACTCCGCTCACCGTTACCTGCATAGGCGTCAAGTTTGCGTTGAGCATCCCGTTCAGCCACACGGCCAACAATCAAAGTCACCGTAAAGTTGTAGAGCGTCATCCCACGGTTAAAATCAAGGTCGTAAGAGACATTATTGAGAGCAATCACAGCGATAGGTGGTGACGGATTGTCCGGAATCTCCGCAGCAACACGCAAGCCCGAAATCGTGGCAATGTTCGTCGCGAGACCAGCACGAATCTCCGCGATGCTCAACCGGCACTCACCTTGCGATAAGGCATCACAAGAGCCTCAACGTCCGGGTCAAACCGTCCAACACGCATCGAACCCATATCATTCGTGATCATGCCAAGAGGCGCATCAAGACGCTTGAAAATACGCATAGCAAGAATCACCGTTGCCTGACGAATCGCAGTAGGCACAGAAGCCCACCCAAACACGCCCACGACCTGCATAGAAGCCTCAAGATTGTAAATCGTGCCCGTAGCCCATGCCGGGAACAAGTAATTGCCTACGGCTCGAATACGCGTGTAAGGCGTTACAAGGCCACCAGCGACACCATTCAACGGCTCAAGCTGATAATCGCTCGTAGACCAGGTTGTGTTATAGGTAACACCGTCGCTGGAACTCTTCAGAGTCGTCACAGATACGATGTCGTCGGTGGTCAATGTGTAAACATTCGTGGGAGCGTAAACCCGCGTTCCGGTCGTGCTGTAAAACATCCGCTCACAGTAACCGTCAATCTCACGCGAAGCCGACTCAATGGCCAACTCAAGCAGGGCATCGTCAATGGCATCCTGCACGCGCAACGCCGCCTTCAATTCGGCAAGCGTGCAATATCCGTTGGTGATAGCCATGCTTCTAGTTTACCGCGTCACACCATAAAAATAGAGGTCACACGACTGAGCGTTATACTCAAAGCCAAAATCAGCAAACATAGTCGGCAAATCAAACACGTCACGAAAATCCTGCTCAGTCAAATTCTGGTAGTAATCATGCGTAGCAGGAGAATCGCCCGGGTGAGCCGCGTGCGTACCATGCTCAGCCCGACCCGTCGAAGCACAAGTAAAGAACACATACTTGCCACTCATACGCGCCATATTCGCAAACGTCGCCACCCACTCACTGTTATGCTCGAAACACTCAGCCGACACCACAACGTCAAACCAGTTGTCAACATAATCCAAATCCTGACCGGCACACACACGATCCACGCCCGGCCCTTCCAGCAGATCAACACCTATATAGTCTTTCGCGTCAAAGAAGTCGCGCACCGTCCCATTGATATTGAGACTGCCAACCTCGAGCACGCTCACACCAGTGAACGCGTCCGGGAAACTGTCACGCATTTTCTCAAAGAAAACCCGTTGCTCAGGATGTGCCATCAGTTGCTCCAATCGTTAGCGCGTCGAATATCTAAAGACCACTCACCAGGTGAGAAATCGTCATGCTCAAGTTTTCTTGCAAAGTAAGTTTCGTTCGCAGCATAAGTGCGCGCATTACTCGCAGCCCATTCCGGCGCGTGAACTGTCCCCTGCTTCACATGAGAATGAGATACGTTCACAATGCGAAACTCGATACCAGCAGCTTCACAACGTCGCTGATAATCGTCATCCTCAAAATTGGCAGGATAAAGGTTCTCATCAAACAAACCAACCTCAGCCATAACGTTCTCACCCAAACCAAAAAACTGGTAGTGCGGCCATTCCTCACAGATTGTCAAATAATCAGGTGAGCATTGACCGGCGAACTTTTCGAGCGCACCAGGCTGAAACACCACATCATCACTAACGACCATCCACCACGGCGCAAACGGTGCGCACTTAATCCCAAGATTCCATGATCCTGCACACCCAAAATTGGCAGGCATATTCAACACTCGATAATCCGCTACACAATTTGGGATGTGATGAGTTCCCTCAAAGTTAGCGTCAGCATTATTGTTCACAATGATGAGCAACCCAACCGGGTAGTCAATGCTTGCCAACATATTGGCGGCCAAATCATGCCGTGTAAGTGTCGGCAGAATCATCACCGGAATCATTTGAAGAACTCGCGGAAGAACGGAAGCCAGCCCCACTTCCAGACGCGTTCAGCGTCGAACTGAGACGCGAACTCACGGGCAACTTTAGACGGCTTACGGTCAGCTTTCTGAGCCTCCACAAGGGCGTTCACAAGCGAATTTACCAACGGGATTTGCCACCATGCTTTCTGTGGTTCATCCCAAAACGGAATACCCTGCAACAGCCAACCATCCTCAGCCACGAGGTCAGCACTACCAGCCCAACCCGAAGCAATCACACGCGTGCCACACGCTTGGGCCTCCACAGCAGGAACACCGAAGCCCTCGCCGTAGGAAGGGTTAGCCAACACATCAAATGCGCTGTAAAGGGCAGCCATATCTTCCTGCGAATAACCACGGCGCAAACGGTCACGCTCCGGAAAAATCACAGACTCCGGTGCAACACCACACGCCTGCAAAAGAACAGGCAAATCAAACCCGCCCATGATCCCAGACGGCTCAGTATGAATATACAGTTTCGACTTCGGGTAAGACTTCAAAAAGATAGACCATGCCAGCACGAGCTCAGCGTAAGCCTTCCGGTGGATCAGGCCATTCGCTTTATTTGCGCTCACAACACCCACCAAAAACTCGTCAGGTTTCACCCCGAGATACTCTCGAGCATTCACCCCATCACTCATCGTCTCACGTGGCTTGAACACCTTTGTGTCAATCGCGTGCGGGATATACGTCGAAGCAATACCAGCCGCCTCCAACTGACGTTGCCCGTGAGGACTCATCGTAACCGGAGTTACGTTAGGACGAAGCAACCACTTCGCAACAGCCGGAGGCAAACTCATGTGATCAAGCGGAACCCACGAGATAAACCGTGTCGGAAAATCGTTGCGCGCCGGCACGTCGTTGTAAACCCAGCAGTCATACAACGTAAATACCGCGTCAGGCACACCCGGATTTTGCGCCTTCCAATCCTCATGCCATGGCTGAATAACGTCATCGCTGTATTGTTTGAACCCGCGCGGGTAGTGTGGTATCTGTTTGCCACCAAACTCAAGCGTGCCAGGTTGCCCCTCGAGTCCGTAGTTACTTTGCGCCGCAACTTTCAGCCCGTGGCGCACCATCCGCTCCGCCAGCATCGCGCCCTGTTGTCCATAGCCTGTCGGCTGGCCGGGCGAATTGGAGACAAGTGAAATGAGGCCGTCTATTTGTTCGTAGGTCATGCCAAAAGTTTAGCCTCATATATTGCCAAACATGGCAAGAGGCAATATCCTGAAATTCCCCCCATAAAGAAATCCCCCGGTGAACCTACAACACCGGGGGATTTCGTTTACAACCGTTGGTTAGGCAGTGCCACCACGGAAGTAGTTGACCGAAGCCGCGCCCAGACCGGAGTCACCGCGCCACGTCACACGGAACGTGGTTACATCCTGGTTGAAAGCGTAATCGGTCGAAGTTGCAACCTGAATACCGCCAGCCTGACGAACAATGAAGTCATCAAGCTTTCCGTAAACGATGCTCTTCGAGGCAGCAGTCGCGGCCACAGCAGGCATCGAAGCGTTCTCGTAGATCATGTTTCCAAGGAGGTAGTCGCGTCCATCAACCGAGATGCTTGGCTGGAAGACGTAGTTACCTGCGCCATCCTTGATTTTGCGGATAGCGGCGAGTGCCGTGGTCGAAACCATGTAGCCGTAAGACGCGCGAGCATCACCAGCAACTGAGTAAGCCAGGTCTACGAGGTTCTCGTAAGTAGGCGCACCCGAGGTCGCGGTTCCCGTAACACCCGAACCAGCAGCGGTAACGATACCCGTAGGCTGAGTCGTTCCCGTTCCAGTGGTCAGTGCAGCACCTGCATCGTAACCAATCTGCTTACCCGCGATACGAGCAACGAGATCGAGAAGGTTTACACCCGAGTCTGCGATGATTTCGTTCGACAGGCTAACCAGCGCGCCATACTTCCAAGCACCGAGGTTGATGTTGGAGAGCGTGGGGTTCTGCTCCGAGATGGCCGAACCGGCAGCGGTCAGCGAGTACGTGCCAGCCGAAGTGACCTTCGGAATCTGCAACGTGTTGCCGCCCGTAGTGTTGATTACGGTCGAGGTGGTGAACAGAGGGTTAGTGTTCTGGAGGAACGAGAACACCTGGTTGTAGAAGTCGTAAGGAACGACACCCGAACCGCTCGTGGGCGTGAGTGCGGCGCGGAACTCGTGTCCACGGCTCTCACCCATAGCAATCGAACGCAGGATAGCGTTGTCATCGCGTGCCTCAACGGCAGGAACAAACGAACCGGCAGCCTGAGCAACCTCAGCCTGACGCTCTTCCGAACGGCGAGCAACAGCAATACCGTTGTCAATATCGGCAATACGAGCCTCAAGACGCTCAACGTGTCCAAGGTCGTCAACGGAGAGGCCACGGGCCTCAGATTCGGCCCGATCAAGGATTTCGCGCACCTGCATAATTGCGTTGGCGCGTTCCTCAGTCTGACCCTTAATGAACTCACTCATGTGAATACTCCAAAAGGATAGAAAGGATTATGAACGGTAACCGCTGACGGAAAACCTAGCATCGCCGCTAACGGTCAAACGCTTACCTCAAGAATACCGCAACTACCTACTGAGTAGAGGAAGCAACAAGCTTATTAAGCCGTGAACGTGCCTGAGCCAAATCAAGCGTGGCCTGCGGAATAATCCACAACTTGCACACCGCTTCGGGATCAATCACGCCGGCAACAATCTGGCAACCATTCGCCTCGTTATAGAAAACACAGTTGCCACACTTCAGACCTTCAGCGACAAACGGGTTCTCGGCCGCGTAATGCGCGCCGTTTGCGTTCGACGACTGGTCAAACTGACCATACTCGAGAGCCAACTCAACGAAACCGTCAGCCTGTGCCTTCTGCCGTTCGTTCAGCAGGTCATACTCACCCATTAGAGAGTTTCGAGCAGTTCCAGAAGTGCAAGTTTCTTACGCTTCAACGCCATCATGTCAGCATCATTCTGCTCAGTCATCGCAGGATCAGCCGGCATGACGTTAGGGTCTGCCTGAGTCATATCCTCAGCAGGCACGAGAGCCTCCATGACAGTCTCCACCATTTCCTTCTCAACCTCAGTGATAGGTTCGCCCATCGCAATCTTGTCCAAAGCGGCAGTCACCTCATCAATGTTTAGTTGTTCAGCCGTAACGATTTCTTCCAGTGAGCGCACTTGTGCAGTCCCATTCGTAGAGGGATAAGCCGGAAAGGCAACCCCGGTTGATACCTCGAGCAAACGCACACTCTTTAGCGTGCGCTCAGTTCCTTCCGAGTTCCATGAATCGCCGTTAGCGGGAACAGTGAAACCGAAAGAGAAGCCAGTTACGTCACCGCGCTGAATGAGCACCTTCGCATCACGCCCGGCAGTTGTGTCTGGGAGAACGGCCTCAACGCGTAAACCCATGTCATCCTCAATCAACCGAAGAGTGCCGGCACGAGTCGAACCGAGCACCAAAGATGAATCGTGATTCCAGAGAAGCTTAATATCGTTTTTCGCACGCAGTGAACGCTTGAAAGCACCAGGCGCAATACGCTCAGTGAACGGCAACGGCTCGCTCGGTTCGTTGAATCGGGCAGCATAACCCGTCAAAGTCATGCCTTCTGAAGTTTCACGTACCTCAAAATCATTAACAAAAAGACGTGTTTCGATTTTGCTCACTGAATTATCCTTCACTCGGTATACACCTATTTTACCAACAGAATTAGTTTGTGTAGTTGAGTCAGGCACATCACCAGGCGCATAAGTCTTGATACCCAAATCACGGTAACGATGAATCGTAGACTCGTTATTTTCAATCGCAGCAACCACGTTAAACGTCTTAAGCAGCTCAACTGCCGTGGCACGTTTATATGTTGGGCTATCGGCCATCGAGCCGTCGTTCATAATCAGCCGGCGATAGGAAACACCCAGACGATGCAACTCAGAAACAGTATGATCACGGTCACTCTCCGGGCGACCCGTCACAATATAAAGCGCACCCTGAGACTTAGCAAACTCATAAACACGACGAACAAGACGACCACCATTAATCAGCGTGCCATCAATATCGCAAATGACAATATCCGCGCCCGAAGCGTTACGATCCTCCGGTTTGTTCTCACCCAGAAACTCTACGTTCTCCGCCAACGAAATAGCAACGCCTTGGTCAATCGCATCCTGTTTCGAAGCATGACACCCGAAAATTTTAGTGTCATCAATGGCCATGACCGCCCAACCAGAGCAATCCGCGTTCTTATCAGTTATGTAATAGGGCATTATTCGCTCGTTATGTAAGTGCCATTGACGTAAATTTTTGAGACGGTGGTGAGGTTGTAGCCAGGAGCACCCTGACTCAGTTGATTCTCAATCACCGCTTTCGGTTGTGCCGAAGCACCAACGAGAAAATGCAGGTCAAGAGTCTTGGTTATGCCGTTGTGATCCGCGTTCAAAATGATGTGGTTTGAATCATCCGCTGGAATATTCGGGTCGCGCCAAACCCAACCAGGAAAATGGTTACCACCGTGAGCTGGCATAAATGGCAAACTCATTGAATATTGCCCAGTGCCAAAATTAGTCACCGTAGTGCAACGAACCTCAGCGTAAAACGTCACCAGCGCACCAGCCTTGACGTAATACGAGTTATAGCCCGGTGCAGTAGTTCCCGCGCCCGTATAAGTCAAACCCGTTGCCGTAAAATCTGATGTGTAACGGGCCTCCGCCGGCCACACAAAATCAGGTGCAACACTAACTGTCGCTGTGGCCGCTCCCGAAGTCGTGACTGTAGCCGAAGCCGGTGGAGTGACTTGAACAACAGCCGTCGAAGTTGTCACCGTCACATCAGTCAACGCGTGACCTCCGGCAAAACAATAAACGTGCCCTCAACAAGGCGCGTGACCGTCGAACCGCTCACAAGCTCAAGATCATAAACATATTGCCCGGACGGTGTGGCATCAATCGCCGCCGTTTGTGTCGGAGTCAACGCGACAACAATCGTGCCAGCCGTTCCACCCAAGGTAATCCCAGTGCCCGACACAATGTCAATAATGGCCGAACCGCCATCATAACCATCACGAACCTGCATTCGCGCAGTGTAACCCGACAGGTTCACCGGAGTGCCACTTGTCTGCCACGTCAGTGTGTAATCAAAACTCGCGCCCTGATAGCAATTCATATCTAAACGACCAGGAGACTGCATTATTTCACCTCATCCGCGTAGACAGCGTTCGGGTTAGTCGGGTCAATCTGACTGACCGGTTGCAACTGGCTCGAAGCCAAACCAGTGTGTGCAATCGGCTCAAGACCAACTGCCGCCAATGACTCAGCCGGATCATAACCACTCAACACCAGCACGTTAGCCATACGCACGCGCTTCTCTTCAGCAGTAAGACCACTGTCAGTAATTGTCACGTTTGCCAATGGCACGCGAACAGTATCAGCAGCCAAATCTTCTACTGGATACAAATCTTCCCAGCGGCGCACGTCATTGATAGTCAACCAACCAGACTGCAAGCCCGTAGCGTAGGCAGCCATACGCGCCTGCATATTCGCCCGAAGCAAGGCATCCATATTGAACTTGATATAAGCGTTCTCACCACCAGGTGAACGCTTCATCAACGGCGAAATAGCGTTCTCAATCTTCTGAACCATCGGGCTAATGCTCGTCGTCAACCAAGCCCGGTTATTCTCCTCAACGCTCGCGTAGGCCATCGTCCCCGGTAAACCCAAGAGATGGGGCGGTATATTAAATGCCCTAGAAACATCTTCTACAGCCATACGGCGCGACTCAATAAGACTCGACGACTGAGGGTCAATCTGAGTCGGCTTGAACGTAGCCCCACCAGACAGCACACCAGTTCGGTTAGACCGTGACCAACCCGAGTGACGTGAATCAAACCCGCCGCGAAGATTATCGGCCTGTTCCTGAGTCAGGTTGCCCGGAAACTCGATAACGCCGGCAAGGTTCGTGCCCGATCCGAAGAACGTCGCCGCGAACTTCTCGAGCGCGAGAGCCAAACCAAAGTTTTCTTTCAGCGCATGAATCCTCGAAACGCCACGAATCTGACCGGGGCGCAACAAGTCAGGAATGAAAATCACTTCATCGCTCGTAAGTGGCTTATCTTCACCAGTCACATTGAACTGAAGTCGGCCAATACCGTTGCGCACGATATCGACGCTCGTGGGGTTCAGCGTAACAAGGTTAACAACCTCGCCCTTACGGTTTGAATACACGCGAATAAATGCGTTCCCATCGAGCAAAAGCGAAGTAATTACCTGCGAATAAAACGCGGCCCGCGGAATATCAATATCTGGCTGATCAACCCAAGACGGCTTCGGGCGGAAAGCAAATCGAGCACCATTACGCGAAATGAACGCGTCAATCGGTAGCGTCGAAATAGTGTCACTAATCAAACTAACTGCCGAGAAAATCGCGTTTACCTGAAACGCAGTCTCAGCGTTCAGAGACGTACCGGCAAGGTTGCCAATATCAACGGTATCGCCAGACGCCCACATCGTTTGATACGAAATGCCACGCTGCTCGAAGAGCCTGTTAAAGACCATTATTTACTCATTCCAAAAGCGAACCCAACAAGCACCAAACACGCGCCGCCAACAATCAAACCCGCAGGCAAAAAGATAAATGCAACCCCAGCCGTAACCACAGCAAGACCGGCAATCTGAGCAACCATCGAAAAAAGTTTCATCTGCCTATCCGTAGAATTGTGGAACTGGTGACTCTAGTTTACCGGACGCGCGGTCATAAGCCATGAGCAAGGCAATCGCAAGGTCAATCTTCAAACGTGGGTTTCGGTAATCCTTGGTCAGACGTGAACCGCCCTTGCTATCCATCTTCAGTATGCAGTTATCAATGTGACGTTGAATCGCGCCGTCCCCATCATGGCGAATTTTGCCAGCCATGATCCCCTCATACAGTTTTGCTGTCGCCGGCACAAGACGGTTCAGCGTTTGCGGATACTCCACAACCGGCAGCCCAGCCTGAGCCCACTGGTAAGCCTCATCCTGCCAAAACGAAACATCGGCCACTAGTTCAATACAGCCCGGATTCTCACGCACGAAATCCATGACCGTGTTAACCACAAGTTGTTTATCAACAACCCACGAATCGTTGTCCGTCATCTCGCGTTCCCATGAGGCCACACGCATCACACGGTAAAAATCATCCTCATGGCGCGGCTTGATAATCGCCACCACCGCAGTGCAGTCGTTCTTCCACGAACCATCAAAGCCCAAAACATATTCGTCACCCGGCTCGAGGCGCACATCATTCGCAGCAAGTTTCTCCCATGCACCAGGCGGAAGCCACGCCTGTTTCACGTTTACCCACTGGTTCAAACGCTTAGTGCGAAACTCGGCCTCGGGAGTAGTCAGCACCGCGCTCGCAAAATCTTTCTCAGCTACCAAATCGTTAAAACCCGGATTAGCAATCCGCCACGCCTCCGGATCATCATGCTTCAAACGCTCCGGGGCCTCCCACCATGCCATGAAAAACGACGGGTCAACAACCTCACCCGTGGCAACCTTCTTGCCATATTGATAAAGCTGATACGCGACAGACTCACCACCAGTCACATCATGCTTCAAACCTGCTGTCGTCACCGCAACCAACTGAGCCAAACCGCCACGGTTACCCATAGCCAAACTAAAAACGTCATACAGTGCGCGATCACGATGCGCGTGCAACTCATCAAGAATCACACGACTCGGGTTGTAACCCTCTTTTGAATACGCCTCAGCCGATACAACTCGAAGCACAGACTGAGAAGCCGGCACATAAATCGAATCCCGATACAACTGAACCTCACGCGAAAGTTCAGACTGCTCTACCATCCGCTTAGCCTCACCAAACACAATACGCGCCTGTTCTTT